GTAGCTACTTGAAGCAAATTCCTAGACTCTTTCCACGCCCTAGCCTGGTGCCAAGGAATCCTAAATTCGATATTATTCTCCTCACCTATATCTACAATGTGTGTGAACACAGCGTTGATCGAATCAGCATTGGATCCTATTTCACCAACTGGGTCATATGAAATGCGTAAACGCCCTTTGTGGAACTTCGTTCCAATAATCTGCACCCTAAAGATCAAGTCACCTCTCCAATACTGGAATAATCCAGCAACATATCCCTGCACCGTGTTCACAGACAATCTCTGAGCAGGCAAACCTGAGGGTGTGATGACTGTGTTCCTACCAAGAGATGGTTCAACACGACAATTGAACAGGAGATCGTCTGGCGAAGCTGATGTTGACCATGGCGCCACAAATAATAGTGACTCCTTAGTCAACAGATAAGACATTGCCAGTTCATCATCTGTTGGCAACCCATGAAGCGAAGGGTCTATGGACAACTCTTGTTTGGGATCTAAAGAGAACTTTTCCAGTGCAACTCCTATCTCCGATGATGCTAAAGCAGGCAATGTTCGCGGAGTAAATGAATGAACATCATCAATTACAGGAGTGTTTGTATATCCCCACAAAGAAGCTATCTGTCCAATTGCGGAAGCACCTATGGAAGTTGCTTTGGCAAAGCGACCAATTACTGGAATGTCTGTCATCTTGCTAGCCATCTTTGAAATGGCGGAAGCTGGGGCAGACACTTGCCCATGTCCAACGAACTCATCTTTAGCTCCGGATTGCAGTACTGGTGAGATTGTGGGTCCCATCAATTCCACATTGTCCATCCAAGCGAAAATTTGTACTGAAATGGCAGGTGAAGCAACCCCATTGGCTGTATCAAGTACCCGCATAACCATTGTCCGCAAGCGTCCCATGTTGTTTAGGTCACTTGCAGAATTCAATTGCAGCCAATTTTGAGGGTAAAAGAATGGTGCCTTGATCTCACCTCCCACGTTTGCGTGTGGCAAAATGTACACTCCAGGAAACTGAGATGCCAACATGGATTTCATATCAGCGGTTGCGTTAGTGTAATCAATGCGCTCAAAATTCGTCACTCCTTCTAAAGGACTATAGTAAGTCCTAGCCAACCCATAATAAAATGGGGACGCATTGATATTCACCTTCAGATGGAGATCCCCGCGTATAAACGCAAAGTTCTCAATCTTCCGTTTGATGACTGTGTTGTTTAGGAAAAGGAACCAAGGATTAATATCATTAATGACACTCCCAGCGGTATTCGCACTAGACCAAGAAAAATTAGCAATTCGCGTAGGACGAGATAGAAATCTGCCCAATTCAATACTTGGCGTACCGTCTGCCTTAGCAACCCAATTATCCTGATCACCATAATCCACAGTCTCTCCGCCCACTGAGTCATGAAACGTGAGATTTTGGTACACATCATTTTTAGCTTGATCGCTACGGTGGATGTGTTCACCTTCATTGTCTGAAACGTTTTGAATTGAAGCAATCGTCATGTCTTAACTGGGGGTTACGATTATGCACCCCAGAGCAAGTTATTCTTTGAGTCACCCTTAGACTCTACGCTAAAAAGCGCACGCGGGTTCGCCGCAAGGGTGAAGACTAAAGAGTCCATCCTCACACCATGAGGTAACTACCCTCAATGGTGTGCAGTAACTACTCAAAAGTCAGCTATTTCGGTTTGAGGAATTTCCTCTTGATCTCTAGCCAAAGACCAATTCGAACTTTCAAGATATTGGCGACACAGAGTCACCCAATCTGGAAAGATTCCTTCCCATCCATATATCTCCAACCTGTGTTTAGCGTATATGTCCATGAACTCCTTGCGTTTTTGTTCAAAGACTTCACGCCCGTACCAGAAGTACTCGCGACAGGCTGTGTCCAAAATGGATGCAGCTTGCATTCTATCTGAAACAACCTTGGACTTAACTGTACGAGTCAACATTTTGTGGATGGAAGCCTCAGCCAAAGGGCATACGTAACTTTCAAGTTCCGCCTCCCAACGCCATTTCCTTTTCAGGAACTCCACATCATTAATGTGGATGAATGGCACAGATTGAGACTCTTTGTCAGCCATGGTGTATTTCACCCCTACACGCGCCAATGTGTTCTGTACCACGGTGTGATTGAAAAAATCACATTCGCGATTCACCCCAGCAACATTATCATCACCATATGTCATTAGAGCGACATTTTTCTTGAAGCTCTCCACTTCTTTCTTGGGGTTTTGTACATAGTAACAATACCGCATGTACAAGCTGTTCACTAGGCTATTGATGATCACGGTGAGAGGGTGTCCCGACGGATTTGATCCAAAAAATTCAACTAGATCGCCATTAAAATCCATTACGGGAAAAGCCGTGTCATACGCTATGCCCCACATCACTCGCAAGTCACCCTCATCATACTTGCCACTAGCTTTCGCTATATCAATCAGAATTTCAAAAGCGGCTAAGATGAATGTGGGAGACATTTTCTTGTCATATTTGGAGTAGTCTCCGGCGAATATCCTATCCTCACCAAATTGAGTCAAGTATTTGCGCAAATCATTCCAGGCACGTGTCTGGGCTGCTATGCCAACACTACACTCAAAAAAAGTGTTGATGGTTTTGAATCAAACGGATTAATGACAAGTAATAGATCCGCACAACTATCGTCCAATCGACTGGAGCTCCGGCGAAAACACGTGTTTTACCGGCTTCACATTTTTCCAAAGGGAGAGGTTCATCTTTGAGATTACCACAGAACACAGGATGATGACGCTCACCAAGCCTATACTTCCCTACAATGGTCCATACACGATCGTTCAATTCGTGCGTGAGACCTATGCAATCCGGGTGTGTTTCACAATCTCGGGGTACCAGAAATTTCTTCTTTGAAGTTTTCCATGGAAAACCAGCACTAGTTTTGCGATTCAATTTATCTACAAACGCGACACCTGGCATCCCGTTCAGTGCTACATCAAGTCCATATGGAAATACATCATCAAGATTGACTTCTGCTTCTGGTAAACCCTTCAAGTGCGCCAAAATCTCCTTAGAGAATTGTTGTTTGACAGTATCAACAATGGTGGCATTGAAATCATTCGCTATGTCAACCATCTCAAGGGCAGCGTGCCTCCACGGGACCCAACCTGACAAAGGAGGACCACGACATTTATCCTCATAACCCAATTTCCGTACATCATCATAGAATATAGTTTTCACTACATCACTAGATTTTGAACTTCGATTAGTATTAGTCAGGGATCCAAACACTTGGGCATTTCCTTTCTCTATGTAACGAAACACACTTTTCGTATGCAACGGGCCCAAACCTACATCCAACCCTTGCGCTGACAATTTGATGCTCCCAGATTGGATTTCAGCTTCAAAAGCCAGATTCTCTACATCCGATTGGAGAATTGTAACAGATCCTACTACACCCTGCGATCCAACAGTGTGGATCCCTGCCAACACAGGACCGTAATGAGAACTTATGACCAGAGGTCCTCCACAGTCACCATACTGAGTGTTTTTGTCTGTATGACCTACGTACATCTCAAAATTTCTCTCAAGCTGCTTCACGTTAACAGGTCTGACTGAAATGGCCCGAACGTGGCGCTTCACTTGCACACCATTCAACAAAGAGATCATTGTCCCGTCAAATTTCCCCTTTATCAAACTCCGAGCAATG